CTCCTATAAGAAGATCATGCGGTCAAGACTCCCGTCTTGGCCGTATGTGACGCTTGTAGGGGGTCCTACTGCGCGTAGCGCTCCTAAGCGCGCCGTCCGTGTGTTTATCACGGCCGGTGCTCGAAGGAGGCCTGCGCGGCAGGTCCCTCGTCGTCGATCTAGTCGGGAACTCACACAGCTTTGGCAAGCTGTGTGGTGTGCCCTGATTTCTTCTGGTCTTGGAACTCGTGCTGGTTCTTGGGAACTTAGACGCTGGATCTCTAGGTCCGTTGCTCGCAACGGTTGGCTGGAGATCGGCAGATCTCTGAAGGAGGTCTGTCACCTTCTCCGTGCCTCTGCTCTTGAGCAGAGGAGGAGGAGTTTGGCGCCTTGTTCCAAGTTCCCAAGACGACTGTATCACTGGCTTGATGATTCTCTCTCCGTAAAGGGAAAGCTTGCCTTCAGCAGGCTTTCGCGCGCATTGCCATGCGCACCGAGAGAGGTTGTGAAGCAGTCGTATAGCCAGCACTTGCGCACACTGCGTAGTAGGCACGTGACTCCTGATTTCGTTCTTCAGGACATTAAGCGTCACGTGACCACACTGCTGCGTGGTAGTTTCAAGAATACAACTCAGTTGTCCGTGCCTTCGTCGGCTGCCGCTTGTGTCGAAGTCGGACGCGATGGTGGTGGTTATTCGGGCTATATCGCCAGGGTTGTGGCTGATCTGAAGCATGATCAGTCGCATCCTAGTGGCGATTCCGAATACCACCCTCCACCCATCGCGGACGTCCTCGAGAGAAGACTGAGCAGTATCACTGGCTCTAAGTTCACATCTACCTCGGAGAAGATAGCAGAATTGGACGCTTTGTACGCAACAAAGCATGTTTTGACCATTTCTGAGGGGGTAGATGTTGTTCATAGGGCCTCGGTGATTACCGAGCTCGGGATGAAGGCACGGATCATTACCGTCCCGCCGGCACACATCTTCGCCAGGGGCGACCTCGTAAGACAGGTCGTCTGGCCCGCTATGCTGTCTAGGATTCCACAGATCCTTCCGTATGCTCCGCATACGGAGGACGGGATCTTGGCTAGACTTGGTAGCGGTCTTGGTGGGGGTGGGGTCTTCGTTAGCGCAGACCTCACCTGTGCGACAGATGGCTTTGGACACGATGCGATCATTGCTGTGGTTGATGGTCTGAGAAAGGCGGGCCTGCCGTCTTTCTTGGACCGTGAACTCCGAGAGTCTCTCGGGGTTGGCAATAAGTGTCACAAAGTGTCCTATAAGCTGTCTGATCTGTCCCAAGAAGAAGTTGTGTATGCCGTAAAACATTATCCTGTTGTCGATGGTCGAGTGCAGGTAGAGAAGACACGTGGTTCCCTTATGGGAACTCCTTGTTCCTTTATCGTGCTTTCTCTGCTCAACCATTGGATGAGTGAGAACCTTGGGTCCCGGAGGATCATCTGCGGAGATGATCTTGCCGCTCTCACTCATGCGGATAATGTCTCCCTCTACAGCGAAAGGGCATCGCTGGTTGGGAGCAAACTCCACGATGGAAAGTCTTACCGAAGTCGGATAGGTTTCGTGTTCTGCGAAGCCTATGCACTCTTGGACAAGAGTGGAAATGGCGTCCTGCCATTCCGACCTCCATCGTTGAAGGAGTTTGTTAGGGAAGGTAATGGGGTCATGAATCAAACCGGTGTTGACTCCTCTTCGTTCAATCGACTTGCACGCTGTGCAAAGACAATCTACCGCACACAGCGAAAGATTGCGACGAAGTTGCAGAGACCGCCAGAGTTGCCAGCCTCCCTTGGGGGGCTTGGACACCCTTGCAAGGGGAGACTTCGTGTCCCCTTGTGGTGTCGGGCGGCTCTCGCGGAGTTGTATCTCTGTACCGGTTTGCATGGGTTGAGGACCGACGCCATTGTTGGCTCTGGTCGGTCTCATCTCACGCCCCATGACCCAACTGAGTTTATACGACCCTTGCGATTTCCTGCAGTCCCGTCCAACCGGGTACTGTACAGGAAGATATCCAAGTGGGCTAAGACCCTTCTGCTGAGCAGGAAGGTTGACGAGCCACAACCCACGGATACCTTCTTGCCGTTTGCTACCATTAGTGCTTACGCCAGCATAGGCACTAATCTTGTCTATCTTAACAAACGGGGTCTCTTTCGCAAGGTTCGTCCAGAAGGAATCAGGGTGGGGAAGCAGAGGTGGCCTAAGCCGTGCCCTGGCACGGGGATCTTGTCCACTCACACGAGAATTGTTACAGTTCTCGAGTGGGACAGGAGAGCCCGGTGTGAGCTCGGCCACTACTTCCCTCCCGACTTTTCGGCGCATGTACGCGGACGTACATCCGCCTACCGGAATGGTGACATTCCGGGAGATGACAGGTACTAGCCTATGTAACATAGGGTTAGCAGCTG